TATTTAAACTTATGGGAGGGTGGGTATAACCACGAAGAAATTCCGACATTTACAAGAGAGCCGCAGACGATGGCATCTTTGCCCGGTAATTACACACATTGTTGGCCGGTATACGATTTAGCAGCAATTCTTGCGGCAGTAGAGCTGGAGCGCGCTAACATACCAATTAAGGGGCGCGCTTCAGCGCGTCCCTCTTGAATGACGGGTTCGACCCCGATACTACGGAGAGCGATATGAAGCGAAGAATAGTTTGCGCGGCAGTAGCGTACCCCAAAAGACCAGACATCATGCTGGTGGGGCCACGACACTTTGACAAAGTGATGCACGATCAATACAGCCGATTTTTCACAAGAGGAACGGCGCTTGGCGAAGAGGAAAGCGTGCAAGGGTTTGTGGATCAGCACGGTAAATTTCTGACGCGGGAAGAGGCTTGGGCTGTTGCGCAAGAAGCTGGGCAGATACTGCGCAGAGTTGGTGGCGACACTACCAATGGCGGGCGGCTATTCAGTGAGAACCTGTACTGAGGTGTCGAACATTGGAGGTAAGCGGATTGACGACTAGGAGCGAAGCGACGCAGGCGGCAAGTCCGCTTGACCGTAAGGTTAGGCTGGTTTTGAGGTGAATATGAAAGAAAAAGACTTAGATTATTTTCACGGGCATGGGCGCATTGAGTACAACACGCCGGGGTGGCTTTTTACTGCGCTAGATCAAGAGTTTCACTTCACCGTGGACGGCGCGGCAAGCAATGAAAACGCAAAATGTAAGCGATTTTGGAGTATTGAGGATTGCGCCCTAGCAAAGGACTGGACAGATGAAGTTGTTTTTTTGAACCCTCCATACGGGAAAGGCATTACCGGGTTATGGGCAAAAAAGGCGTACATGGAAAGCAAAAAAGGCGCTTCCGTGGTGATGGTTGTTCCTGTTCGTGCAGATGCTAAATGGTGGCATGACTTCGCCATGAAAGGCGAGGTAAGACTGTTCAGAAACAGGTTGAATTTCGACAACAACCACGGCGCAAAACATTACGCACCATTCGCAACGGCTGTGATTGTTTTTCGCCCTTACCAACACCGGATTGTCTCAATGCCGGAAGTCAGGGAGCTTGGGTTTGTGGCCTAACATATCAAATTGAGGCGCGGCGCGCTTTTGCGCCGTCGCTCTCGAATGCAGGGTTAGGCTGGTTTTTTAATTACGAAGAGGTGAATGATGAAATTAATAGAGGAATTACGTAAGACTGCCGATTTGGCACATGCGGTAACAGGATGCAGCTTGCGAAATCATCCATGTACTTTGGCCGCGAACGAAATAGAACAGTTGCGTGCAGCATTAGAGCTTTATGTTAATGCAGGCTTTGGAGAAAGCACGGACTTTTATAAACAGGGCGCTGCATACTATGCCGCTGTAGAAGCTTTGAAGTAGTGCCTAACATCAAGGTAACAGGCAGGCCGACTAAAACACTTAATACGGAGAAATGAACTATGCAAAACCAGAAACCTAAATTCAAAACACTTATCGGCCTGTCCTTGTTGACCGTTGGGTTAGCCGGATGCGATCCAACAGTTGATGGGTGGCAGGTAATAGCAACGCAGAAATTTTGCGAACAGCATGGCGGAATTGACCACATGTCTACTGTATACGGAGTTGTAGCTACATGCAGGGATGGAACTATTTACACTCCGAAACGAGGCGGCTAACATCTAGCTTGAGGGGCTGGACGGGCTTTATCGGCCAGTCCCTCTCGAAGCGTGGGTTAGGCTAGATTTTGATAAATACTAAGAGGTGAATGATGAATGCCAAAACAATCGCGGAAGATAAAGAAAATTTTGCGTTAAACGCAGCAATTCAGTTACTGGTAAATCAAGAAACAAGAAAGTTGCGAGAAGAAAACTTCCAACAAATGATTCTAATAGAGCAAATGATGTCAGCATTGTGTCGTGCTCCGAAATATCACAAGGATGTTTGCGATAATCGCGATAGAAAATTCATCCGGGAAACTTTCGATAAAGTAAAGAAGAGCAATGTTTGGCGTGAACATGTAAAGGGTTTAGTCGGCGATGCCTAACATGAAATTAAGCGGGCGCGAGGAGAAACCATGATCGAAGAAACCACGCTGGCCGCGCTCCGCTTGAATGTAGAGTTAGCCGCCTGCCCTTGCGGAAAGACCCCGACAGATGTTGATATTTATGACGCATGCCAGGGTGGAAAATGGGCGAACGTGCAGCCGAATTGTTGCGGTGAATGGATGATCGAGTTTCGCACCAATTACGAGGCATTGGATTCTGTTGAATGTAAGCGACTGGCAATCGAGGCATGGAATAGTGCGCCGAGGGCGGCTAACGAACAGAAATAACCGGCTCCGCGCTTTTGCGGAGTCCGGGTTGATTGACGGGTTGTGCGTCAATCTTTCAACGGAGAACGATATGCAACCAAAACTAACGAAGCTGTGGATAGGGCAACAAGGGGATGCGGTAACTGGCAAGCAAACCATACGGGCCGATTTTAGTAATGACCGACACTACGAAGTGGTGATAAGCCATCCAGCAAACGCAGAGCAGGTTGCGCGTGCATTACTACAAATGTCGAGCATGATACGGCTAGACCCGCTCTTGACGCACAACATATCAAGCTAAGGGGTCGCACGATTTTGTGCGATCCGCTTGAGCGCAGGGTTGGGCAACATGACTAGAGAGGAAAGACAATGGAACAACTGATACTGCATCTGTTTGGCGACTACATCACGCAAACAGACTGGATGGCGACGAATAAGACGAAGCGCACGACAATAGCTGTGCTGCACGCGGCTGTGTATTCACTGCCTTTTTTGCTGCTCTGGCCTTCGCTGACGGCGCTGGCGGTGATTTTCGCAACACATGCTGTTATTGACCGCTACAGGCTGGCGCGTTTCGTGGTATTTGCAAAAAACTGGACAACGCAGCCGGGTTTGCAATGGGCAGACTGTAACGCCACAGGCTACCACAAGGACACTCCGGCATGGCTTGCGGTTTGGTTGCTGATCGTGGCAGACAACGCGATGCATCTGGCAATTAACTACGCGGCGCTGCGGTGGCTCTGATGGTGCCCAACATCAACATAACCGGCGGCTGAAAGCCGTCCGCGTTGATGGCAGTGTTAGAGCGCGGTTTACTAAGGAGAAGAATCATGGAAAGAAACAAAATAATAGAACTGGCGCAAAAGAACGGCGCGACAATTTGGGCTGGCAAATCCCCTGGAACAATCATATATGAAGGAACCGGAGGGATTACTTTTGAGGTGTTGGAGCGAACAGTAAAAGAGGCTGTTGCGGCAGAACTCAATACTTGCGTGATGATATGCGACGACATTGCAAGAAACGGGAAGGGCGGCGCTCCAACTTGTGTCCGTGCATTGCGCGAGCGCTCTAACATGATATAGGCGACAAGACTTTTCGTTACCAGTGTCGCCTATATCGTGAAGTAATTCGTAAGCTGTTGATTTTATTAAGTGCGAAATTTATAGCGCAACCTAAAAAATAACGGATGGAAGTTAATGTATAACTTTAACTTGCGTATTTTTTTGGTGTAGTGGTAGTATGTGAACTTAGGTATTCGTAACTGAAAACCTGTTGGCAGATCATTCTGGTAGCTCCAGATAGATTGGGGGTGGTTCCAGACCACCATCCCCAGCCGACTTTAATAAAAAAGGTCTTTGCTTGCTGGAGAGTGCGAATGATTACCATATCACGCCTTAAAGAATTGCTTTTCTATGATACTGATAGCGGATTATTTACGCGCTTAGTATCTGTTAATCATAACGCAAGGGTTGGTATGCGTCCAGGCGAAATTACTCAAGATGGCTATCTAAGAATATTGATAGACGGAAGGAAATATCTCGCGCACCGATTGGCATGGTTTTATGTTTATGGCTGCTGGCCTGAAAAACAAATAGATCATATTGATCGAAATAAACTTAACAACAGAATAAATAATTTGCGAGACGTTTCTCAAAGCATAAACCAACACAATAGGACTGCTGCCAGAAAAGACAATAAGTCAACTGGTCTTCTTGGAGCTTATTTTGCAAAAAGAACAGGAAAATATCAAGCACTTATAACTGTAAATGGAAAGCTTAAAGGAATTGGAAGATACAATTCTGCTGAAGATGCTCACAAAGCATATTTGGATGCAAAAAAAGAATTGCATTCTCCAATACTCATTTAGTTTGTTTAAGGGAGCGTCAAATGAAATCATCATTAAATCCTGCATTCCGTAAAACCAAAAAGGCGTTAGCATAATGCACTTTTATGAGTTCAATATTGGCGATTATGCCAAGAAAACTCAGCATCTAACAAATGAGGAAGATTTAGCATATCGGCGTTTGTTAGATTTGTATTATGACTCAGAAAACCCAGTGCTAACCAGTGGGTTATCGACCCTTTCCCGCAGGTTGAGAGTTAGTGAAACAGCGCTTAAAAATGTTCTTGATGAGTTCTTTCCTAATGGAAAAAACAAACATGCGGATGAAAAAATAGCTGAGTATCATGCCTATCTCTTAAAGCAATCAGAAAACGGAAAAAAGGGAGGAAGGCCAAAAAATCAACAGGTTACTATTACATCTGAAAAAGTAACTAAACCCACCGATAACCAACCGTTAAGCCAGAGTAACCCAGTGCCAAGCCAAACACTAACCACTAAACCACTAACCACTAACCAAGTAAAAACATCTTGCACCGCTTTCGCGTTGCCTGACTGGATTGATAAAGGCCATTGGGATTTGTGGATGAAAACCCGTAAAGGTAAAAAAATGATTCCTGAACAAATGCAGTCTCAGGTTAAAAAACTAGAAAAATGGAAACATGAAGGTTTTGATTATCAAGGTGCATTATTTAACGCAGCAAGCAATGGGTACACAGGATTATTTTTGCCTGACACAAAAAAATCATCAAATGCAAAAACGCCAGCACAAGATAACTTTTCACAACGGAATTACGGATCAGGAGTACAAGACCTATGAATACTTTAGCAGAGATGAAAATTGTTGCAAATGGCACGAATGAAGAAATAAGTTCATTGGCGGATGAGTTAAGCACAGAAAAACAATTTCGCAAGGAGAATTGCGAAACTCATGGAGAATTCGACAGTAGAAATATTATAAGAAATATTTGGTCGAAATGCCCTGTCTGCACCAATAACGAAAACGAAGCAAGAAAAAAAGATGAGGAAGAGCGCGCAGCAGCACAAAGGGCAGTTGCTTGGCAATACAAACTTGGGAAATCTGGTATCCCTGAAAGATTTCATAATCGCACACTTGATAGTTACAAAGCGAATAATGCAGGTCAAATAAGCGCATTAGAGTTTGCACAAGCCTATGCAGATGGATTTGATGAAATTCAGAAAACAGGGAGAAGTGCGATATTTTGCGGTAAGCCCGGAACCGGCAAAACACATTTGGCCGTGGGAATTGGTTTACATGCAATGACACTTGGTAAGCTTGTATTATTTACTACTGTTCAACGTGCTGTAAGGCGCGTTAAAGACTCTTGGCGCAAAGATGCACAAGAATCTGAGACCGATGTAATTGACTTGCTTGTAGAGCCTGATTTGCTTATTCTTGACGAAATTGGGGTGCAGTTTGGTTCTGATTTTGAAAAGAACTTGATGTTTGATATTTTGAATGAGAGATACGAAAAAAGCCGACCTAGTTTATTGCTTTCAAATCTTACCACGAAAGAAGTAAAGGCTTTTCTTGGTGAGCGAGTTTATGATCGGCTGCGTGAAGATGGAGGTAAATGTATTCCGTTTGATTGGGACTCTTTCAGAGGTAATGTATTATGATTTCTGTTAAAGAATATACAGCACAACGTGATGAATGGATTTATGTTCAATCAAACACGCTATCGTATAAAACAATAGCAAATCATCTTGATATTACTGAGTCAAGAGTAAAGCAGATTTTGGCGCGCATGAGAAAAGAAAAGAAGCAACAAAACACTAGCAATTTAAACTAAACTATGGTAAATTACGCAAATGGAAAATACATATTTCGGCATTAAAGAAGCGGCGCGGCGCTGTGGGGTAACACAGGCAACTATGCGCAATTGGGAAAAGAAACCAAATAGCGTCAAGCCTGATAGGTCGCCTACAAATCGCCGTAGGTACACCGAACAGATGATCGCTGACATGATGAAGGCAAAATGAAAACACTCGCTGAAATAACCGTAGAGAATGCCAATGCAGAGCTTTATCATGCTCTCTCATCTGGAAATGTAGAGCGTGCAAATAAAATGCGCGACCTAATAAAAACATACAGCAATCCACATCCTGAGCCTAAAAAGGACGTGCAGATGAATGAAACTCTACGCCTTGCGATTATCAAAATCCATCAAGACCCAACACGGCCACATTCAACCTGCCCCGGCTATGAATGCTGGTTTGCTCAACAAGTATGGGAAGAGGCGCAGAAACATTTTGCAGCTTTGAGTGGGCCGCATTGTGCGCAGACTATTTTGAATGATTGAAATTCTGTAATTAATATTTATATTACCTATATATGAAAAACGAAAAAAATCTAGCATTAGATAATACGATGCATAAAACAGCAAAATATAGAGCTTTGGATGCTATGCGATCTGGATTTTTACCTCCATCAATGACATTTGATGACTGCTATCAAGAGGCATTGCTGTTCATGCTTGAGCATCCAGATAAACCAAAGGCATATATGGAATTTACTATACCTTTGCACCTAAGAACTGTGGCTCACAAGAACAGAGTTGGCCCTAGTGCAGCAGTGATAGGTTATCATAAAAAAAAGGGAGCTCCATTAGATTTCGGCGAATATTCGCTTGAGGTTTTGGCTTCAAATAATGGTGGTAATTGGGAGGATTTTCTTGACTTACGAAAAGATGATGAAGTAATGGAAGTAAGTTTTTTTACACTAACTCTCGAAGAGGCTACTGACTGCTTAACTGATTTACGTGCACAGCAAAAAAAATCAAATGATTCTGGAATTTCATATGCAAAAACGCGCAATAAGTGGCATCTCGAATGCACCGTACAAAAACGAAAACAGTTCATTGGGCAGTATTTGAATATTGAAGATGCTAGAGCAGCAAAGCAAAAATTTTTAGGTGATTTGATGGATGCAATTCTAGATGCTATTTCAAATGAGTGAATAACATCAATAAAATACCATGAACTTCCAAACACGTAAAATCATCCTAATAGATGACACCAGAAAGGCTCTAGCAGTAGCAGCAATACAGAATGCACCTACTGGTATTGAAGTGGTATTGCGGGAGCCTGTAAAGGCGCGTAGCTGCGAACAGAATTCCCTCTATTGGGTATTGCTCGGCCAGATTGCTACTCAAGCATGGTTTAACAAAAAACAGTTTGATTCCGATACTTTGCATCATTACTGCGGTAAGAAAATAATGCCTGAAACTGTAACTCTGAAAACTGGCGAACAAAGATCAAAATGGATTGAATGCCCTGACGGTACATTGAGGATAATTTCAACTACTCTCTTGGATAAAAAATGCTTTTCAGAATACACAAGTTTAGTCGAGGCGTTTGGGGCTGAATTGGGCGTTATGTTCAGTGCTCAGTAATATACTTATCTAAAATCCATCCAGCAAATGAACAAATGCAAAACGTGCGCACTCCGCTGGTTTGGAAATCATATCTCTCCAAACTTTGCGCAGTGGTATTGCAGACTCGATGGATTTAAATTGATCGGTGAATCAGGAACCGAAAAAGAACTTAACACGAAAGGGTGCGGTAATTGGAAAAGAATAGTTGGACACTAATGCTCGGGAAGAAAAACAAATGCTCTATTCCGGGATGTGATGGGGAAAGAATGCATCGCCGTACAAAGTGCAAGAAATGTTACCTTGAGACACAGCGCCGTTATGCTCAGACTAAGCGCGAAAACAAACGAGCAAGTATTAGCGAACATGCAGCGGCGTGAAATCCAGCAAAAAGTAATAGGCAGGGTTAATAAAAAGCTTCGTGAATCAGCCAAAGAATGTCCGTATTGCATGGCCTGCGGTCTTGAGAATAACTCAGGTGACTTGTTATGCCTTGCCCATAGCAATAGGCTTGCAGACGGCAAAGGACGCGGCCTGAAGGCTGTAGACGAGTTTGGAGCAATTTTGTGCGCAAGATGCCATGATTATGTAGATGGTCGCGCCGGTACAGCAAACAAGCAAGAACGGCAAGATTACCATTACGAAGCGCATTGCAAAACTTATGCATGGTGGCTTAAAAAAGGATACTTAACATGATTGCGTCAAAGCACAAAAACAAGCGAATTGAAATTGATGGCGTAAAATTCTCTAGCGGACGCGAGGCAAATCGCTGGCGAGAGTTAAAGTTGTTGGAGCGCATCGGTGCAATAAGCGAATTAAAATTGCAGGTTCCTTATGAGCTAGCCCCGGCTGTAATCATGGATGGCCGTAAAAAGCCAGCCATTAGATATTACGCTGATTTTGTTTATTGGAAGATCGACGAAAGCAGGAAAAACGAATTTCCAAACGGCGAATGGATAATTGAAGACTCCAAAAGTCCTCACCTGCGCAAGAATCCAGTCTACAGGATAAAAAAACATTTGATGATGTCGGTTCACAAATTGCAGATTACAGAAACCTGAGGGACAATCTAATCACTATCTGGCATATGTAGACAATGCGTTTTCCGACAGAGTGCGCATTGTGTTCTATCGAATCATACGGCGGGGTGATTAATATGCCGAACCCGCCACTAATTGAGGAAATCATGCACCAATCCACAAGACAACTAATAGCAACGCTTGACTGCCAGTGGCACGAATACTTTTCCGAGCGCGCAGGCATCCTAGAATTTGACGGAAAGATACCACGCGAAGAGGCCGAGCAATTGGCATGGATGGAAACTGCTGCGGCGATGCTTAAACATAAAAGGAGCAATGATGAAAGAATTTGAGGTTATAGACCAATACAACGGTCGCCACCGCTATAATGTAAGCGATGGTTACTCATGGGCATGGAGGCCAAAGACCGGGACGATGGATGTTGACGGTACTGATTTTCTCGACATATACAAAGAGGAATCAGACTTCATTGATCTTGTCGAAACATTTCCTCATCCTGCGAAGGTCGGATATGTAACCGAAAATTCATGCCATCAAACACCATTCAGAGATATGCCAGTGGAAAAATGTCCAAGGTGCGGGACGATCAAAGATACATTTTCAACAATCCGCGAAGAATGCGCCAAGCAACTCGAAGTATCAAACAGCGAACTATTGCTACGCTGTGGCGAAATGAAATCAGAAGAGCTAAGGCTTGTCCGGGCTGTGCTGAAATACTTTTCTTGGAAGATACGCAATATTAGCCAACTATAATATATATAAAATAATAGCAAAATGTATTGACACGTATCAAAAGTATCTATAATATGTAGTCATGGTTAGCGATTGGCGCGAACCGAGATAAGGAGCAGATACCATGGGGTACGAAACTAGGCTGTATGTTGGCAAATCAACATCTTTAACTCACGATGTTTACAAAAGATCAGATAAGCCAGAAATTGATGGCGAAGATGTGTATTACCCGTATGAAAAAGATAATGAAGGAAATCTGATTACAACAGGTAAGAAATCAACATGGTTTGAAGTGATGGCTATGATTGATCTTTGCAAAACTGGTCATGGCTCAGAAATATCAAAAATAGATTTCAAAAACACAGATGAAAGTCATTACTGGTATTTTTACAGCGGAAATAAAGAAATAATTGATGACAATTATGGCGATAAATCAAAGCCAATCCCAATATCTGTTGTGCTTGAAGCTTTGAAAAAAGATTATCAAGAAAGTGAATATCGACGGTTCAAATGGGCTATTGCTTTGCTTGAATCAATGGCTGAAGATAAAGAAGAATTGTCTGTGCTTTTTTACGGACATTAATTTAACTTTACATCACCACCATAACTAAACAGGGGGAATAGATCATGCGGAAATATCAAATTACAGATTTTGAATTATCCGGTAAGAAAAAAATAGTTGAGGCTCAAGGTGTGGCCGAAGCTATGTTTGAATACCTTCCTTGGCCTAGCTTGGATATAAACATTAGCTTTTGCCTTGAAAAAGGTTATGAGGTAATTGATAGGAAAACTGATTTTAAATATTACATTGAAGCAGTTTAGCCATAACTAAACAGGTAGAATAGACATGGACAAATTGCTTGAGTTAATCACCAGAGAGCTTCCGTTTGCGAACATATTTGTCCGTGAGGTGTCAGTCGAAGTTATGTATGGAGTTGCGCGCTTCATCTCGACAGGCGAAGAAATCCCTATTGCACACTTGGCCAGACAGACATCGGTACTGGACGGACTATATGTCACAAGCGAAGCGACTTGTAACGGAGCATGTTCCATCGGCAAGCCATCACCTAAGTGTGTGGCCGCAGGTTCATACAGCAAGCAGAAATGCTCAGTCATATATTTGGAACCGCCAAATGAAATTAGTCTTGAGGTGTATCGCCTTAGCAAAGATTCTGCAACTAAACAGGGAGAATAGATCATGAACCTACTCGACAACTTAAACGCGCAATCAAGAATAAGGCAAGAGATTGCCCATGCACAATTGCTTCGCGGCAACGCACAAACGCAAAGCGAAATATGGAATTGGGACGCCGAGATAAGGCATCAACAGTATAAACTTGATGCGCTGCAAGATAGCTACGACAAATACAACAAACCGGCGCAATCAATTAAATTGGGAGAGTGAAAATGACTACAATAGAACGCATGGAAAGAATAAACAGGCGGTGTGAAATCCTTATATCGCTTGGTTTCGTGATTGCCCACATGGATGTTAGTGTTGGGCATCCGGCAACTCCAGAAATAACTTTTGACTTTTCATCAACTGCTGACGATATGTTCATTCATCAGGCATTAAAAACTGTTCGGTATGTTTCATTCATAGAAGGCCGGAATAGCTTGCGTGCTGAAATTAACAAGTTGCAAACGCCAGAAGAGATTTCATCATGAGCGGCGGCAAACGAGAAAACTGCGTCGCAAAGCCTAAACCAGCCACTAGGAAGCTTCAGCGTGGCTACAGAATGGCTCAGTACATAGACGCATGGCTGAAGCATGAATCAGAGCGCGTAGGCAAGAGCCAAGCGGTGATAATTGAGGAAGCATTGGTGGCACAACATAATCTTGAATCATTTAAAAATGAGTGGATCAAATCGTGAAAAGTAAAAACGGAAATAGAGAATATAGATGTTGCTTTTGCCATAGCGCAAAAATACACAAAGAGCGGGCCGACAATATTTTTATATTTATTTGCCGCAACTGCGGTAAACATGCACCTTGGATATGCAGGGTATCGGTCAACATAACTTAGCCGGATTTAAGGCAGAATGGAGTAAATCGTGAGTTACAAAATTGAAGAACTGTTACGTTCCATGAGGGAATATGACAACACAAAGCAAGCCCATGATGAAGCTATGGCAAAATGTGACTGTACATGGGGCTACCGTGGGCATAGTTATATAGTAGCTTTAGATAAAGCGGAGAAAGAGTTTGCCACTGCGCTTGAACAAGTAATTGATGAGCGCATTGAAATTGCGTTTAATAAATGTAACTCCCCCGCGCAGTAGCGCGTTTAGCCCGGCGCAAGTCGGGTTCTTTTTCCAGATAAGGTGAAATGATGATGAACAAATATGAGACTGTTTCAGATATTATTGCCTCGCGAGATAAATTGCGTCAGGCTACTATCAATGTCATGCAGTATATGCGCGACAAGGAAATGGGAGTTTTGCGTCTTGGATTGAAAGATAACGATAGCTCACGCGCAGCCTTGCAGGAATTATTCAATCTTGTTGATAAGGAGAAATGATGAAACACGAAGGATTCTCTAAAGCAAGATTACATCCAAACTCTGGCAATGACAGGGAGGTAGCGTATGCTAAAGCATGGGTGGAAGAAAACAAAATAAGCGACACTTTGAAACATCTTATTCCTGAATGCACTGATCGAGATGCACAAGTCGCGGCTACGATAATTCAATGGCTCGGCAGTAATGTAGGAAATCACTTTCTAGGCAAAGTTATTGCTGAAAATGAAAATATCAGCGCATCTTTGCAGGATGTTATTAGCCACTTGACACACCATGCAGAATAGATATAATGGCGGGTATGAAAACCAACCTGCTACCAACACCATTATTATTATCCAGTTATCCGCTGGAGCTAACTACATGGGGTAAGCCGGGAATCTAAAAATTTCCAAAGCAACAAAGAATACAAAGCCCCGTGTGATTAAGTTCTACGGGGTTTTTAGTTTTTGGATGGTTGCTCGAACGGTAAGAGGTCAGACTGTAAATCTGAAGCAGCCTAGTGCTAGGTGGTTCAACTCCATCACCATCCACCAGTTTCATCTGAATGTAGCTCAGTCAGGCCAGAGTCCTCGCCTTGGAAGCGAGTTGTCGCAGGTTCGAATCCTGCCATTCAGACCAATATGCGCGGGTGGTGGAACGGGATACACGCTGGTCTTAGAAACCAGTGCCGAAAGGATTGAGAGTTCAAATCTCTCCTCGCGCACCAGTTATGGCGGGTACTGAGGTTGGCTCCTCGCATAGTCTTGAAAACTATAGTAACCAGCAATGGTTAATCGTTCGATGCGTATTACCCGCCGCCAGTATACGGGAGTGGTGAAATGGCAAACACATCAGGTTTAAGCCCTGACGCTTCGGCTTACGAGTTCAAGTCTCGTCTCCCGTACCATGAATTAACACTAGTGGAAAAACATATTTACATATAGTGCAAATTGAACTATAGTCACAACATGAAACGAGGCCCATATAAAGATAGAAAAGAACTTTACATAAAGGCTGTAGCTCTTCGCGAAGAAGGTTATGGTTATCGAACAATTGCAAAAATGATAGGTGGAATTGTAAGTTATACAGTTATAAGTAAGTGGGTTAAAAGTATTCCTGTTGATAAAGTAAAGTCATATCAATTATCTAAAGCGTACAAGGATGAGAAAAACCCAAGAAACTCTATCTCCGATTGGAATACAAGCAAAGGTAGAAGAAATTTTTTAATATCTAAGCGTGGTTACATGTGTGAACGCTGCAATATGACAGAATGGCTTGGCGTACCAATCCCATTAGAATTAGATCATGTCAATGGTAATCGTGAAGATAACACAGAGGAAAATCTAAAAGTGATATGCCCAAATTGTCACGCTCTCACACCAACATATAAAGGTAAGAATATAGGGAAAGCAAATAACTTTAAAATAAAAAAGTAAGACAACTACAGTGACGGTTCGAGTCCGTCTCGGCGCACCATTTCCACTTGACACAAAATGAAATATCGCTATAATGGCGGGTAATTAGCCATTGGCGTGGCAAGATTAGGAAGCAACCCCGTTTTATTTGTGAGGGCGAACCCGTTGGGTTCTAGCGACCTAATCCGCTAACGCCAAGCTCTCTCAAATATGACGGGGTTTTTTATTGGTAGATTGTTTGTTGTAGGTGAATGCGCAGGCTGATGCGCTGCCACGGCGACAGTTGAACGCAAAGTAGAGGCGAAGTACAAGCCAACACAATGGCTCCAACTGCAAGCCGGAAGAAGTTAGTACCGGCCACCTACACCAAACAATTTACACGGCTGATTCGTAAGTGACACGATAGAAAGTAGGCTTGTATCGGCCAGTTGCACCGCAAAGACCGTCAGCAAAGCAGCCCTCGGAAAGTTGCGATATACGATAGAAGCCCGCATTCTGAACCCGATGCGACAACTGACAGCCCAAGCAGCATTAGTTGTGGAAACAGTTCAACTCCAAAGGTGAAAAGAGTTTGGCAAACTATAACTGCGAACTGATAACGGAGAACCGCTTGCAAGCATGGCTTAAGCCCCTTGCCGTATATTGTCTAGTTCACCGGACGGGTTCAAGTATTCCCTAAATGAAAGGTAAAGATTATGGGCGAGATACTAAGATTCAAACTTCGTTATAGTCCAAAAAGAGATCAGGCTAAAATATGGCTAAAGGGAAATATCAAGAATTTTCCAAGCGATGTTAAAAACCACATTGGAGAAGATTTGTTTCACGGCTGGCGGTTTATTAGCTCAACTGACGGAAAAATCTATTTCGCCAACTGCATCGAGCCGGGGATAGGGTTTGAAGAATTTGAAGAGCTTGATAAAAATTATGTAGCCTATGAATAAGGAAGTTCACTGGATGGGCGGATTATCACTAATAACAAGGAACTAATTATTAATTCTGCCGATAGCTTAACGGAAAAAGCAGCGAACTTCTAATTCGCAGATTGTGGTTCAATTCCATGTCGGTAGGCCAGATAAACGATCACACGCCGCAAGGCAAAGTGGAACCCGGAACATACATTAGGGGCAAACTCTTATGCTGAAACTAGCTGGTATAGAGCATCCTGAATGGATAAAAGATACGGGAACGGCTGTAAAAGCAGCGCCGGAGCGTAACCGGACATTTAAAGGATAATCATGGAACCCCTATACACAACCACAGTAAGCAAACTAGTCGAAGCCACTAAAGAACGTATTAAAGAGCTAGAAACTGCCAGATCAGAGAAGCGCAGGGAAATCTTTACCCAAGCCCAAAGCTGTGACATTTTCGAGAAAATGAAGGATGTTCTAAATTCCTACAACGAAAACGCTATAAACATAAAATTGAGCCAGTACAGAGAAAACCTTGAATATCTGGAAGCTTGTGCAGAATATGATACAACTCAGCAAGTAGATAGATGGGTTGACCTTAATCAAACCGAATGGCGGCATTATTTCCACGGCGCACCAAGGCCAGAACTGTGCTAGTAATGCTTGACAAACCACTATAAACAAAGCGATAATTAGCCATTCATAAAAACGAGGTGAATCATGGCATGTAAATCCAAAGGCAAAAAGCCACCAAAGAAATGAAATACTTAATTCTTTTAACTTTGTTGATCGCACCTATTGCTAACGCTGATGTAGCTACTTTCACCTATCGTTTCAACCAAATTCCCAACGACACAAAGACCGATTATCCTTTGTGGGCATGTGAATACAAAACCAAAACAGCCAAAGTAATTCTTACTTTCGAGTTTTACTGTCCCGGCAAAGTGGAGTTAAATAATTATGGCAGATGAAAACTTTTTAGCAAAACTGGTGCGCGAAGGCGCAAAGAACGTATTTGGCACCGGAGCTGGAAGCAAAGCCGAGGCCGCAGCCAAGTATAAGGAATATGTCAGGAAAGCTCAGGAAAATGGCGAATCTTACGTAACCTTTGACGAATATATGAAAGGTAAGAGCTAATGCAGCAATTCACCTGTCCAAAGTGCCTCCAAGACTACACTGGTCTAACTGCAAGCCTTCATACAGGCTGCGGAACTGTAGAGCCTAAAATCGAATCTAAACCAACATTAGAGAATGCCGATATACCACTATCTGACATCGAAGTTGCCAAGATGGTAGAGGCTAACAAAGAGCCTATCGTCATTAACATGATCCCCAAGGCCGCAATAGCAGAAACTGTTGCTCCGAAGAAACGCGGCAGGCCAGCTAAAGCTAAATGATTACATTATGTGACTCTGCGGTGTGGATGCAGAACACAACTATTACGTTCGGTGACAAGGTCGGATATTAATAGCCTTGAGGGTTTAGCTTAACTGAAAAGCGAGAAAGTGATGCCGGTACTAAGCCCGGCAACCCGATTGCTAGAGTAGCGACTAGCCAGAGCCACATAATGTATTTAGATAGGGTGTGAAATGAACACAGAGCTACAAAAAAACACGCACAACAATATAAGAGAGTTGATCGCGTATGACACAATAAATAATGGATATATCGTAAGGCACGATTACGAACTAAACGGCATAGGAATCAATCATCAATACATTATTGGGAATAAAGTCCATATCAACAAATGCAGGGAAAAAACAACACAAGAAGCGCAGAAATTGGGCGACTTCAGTACACGGCAGTTCTATAGTGAGCTGGTAAAATGAACAAACAAGAACTCAGGGTTGAATCGCTGGGAAAAGAAATAACTAGGCTGCGTGGAGTAATAAAGTCTTTGCGCAAGCTGCTTAAAAAGAACAAAACGAATATTTAGAGTTGCAGCGGCGTGGTAAGACACGCTATCAAGATCATGAGGGTTGTTTTATCCAGTTGGCAGATGCGTGTGCAGGAATCGAAAAGCTGTGCGGCCAGAAATGGTTCTAGCTGGTAAAACCATAAGACAACAGCCAGCAATGGCCTGCAACTCTAACTATTCAGATTGGCAAGTAATTATGAAAATAGGCGATAACTTCACAATACCCGGATTTGGAATAGGCGCAAAAGGCCAGCTAGTCATTGACGGGTATAATCCTAAGACTAGGCGGAAATGCAAATCGGTAAGGCAGGCTGTATTTACTGTCACAAAAGAGTTTTGTAGCGGTAAAGGCATTATAAACCCACCGATAGTACAAAAAACTTGCAATTAAATTGAACATCTGATTATAATTTAATCAATTGTTTAAGAGGAACCTCGAATGGCTAACAAAGGCGGGCAAGAAGGTAACAATAACTACACAAAAGGAGCAATCTTTAACGATGCTCTAAGGCGCGCTATTACTCAAGACGATGGCAAGCGCATAAGGGCTGCTGCGGAGAAGTTGCTAGACTTGGCTGCTGACGGTACACCTTGGGCAGTAAGGGAGCTTGCAGACCGTACAGACGGCAAGGCGGCTATGTCTGTTGCGCTTAGTGGTGAACTAGCTGTTAAACGTGCCGAAGACCTAACAGACGATGAACTCGCAGCCATTGCTTTCGCCGCAAATAGCCGCAAGTGAACTGTTACGGCGCAGGGTTGCTAGGCAATCACTGCTAGACTTCACGCTGTACACAAATCCATCCTATCAAGTAGCTGACCATCACAGACTTATAGCTGACAAGCTTGAAGCTGTTGAACGTGGAGAAAACAAGCGTTTGATGATTACGATGCCTCCGCGCCACGGTAAGAGCGAATTAGCGTCTAGACGATTCCCGGCTTGGTTTATTGGTCGCAATCCAGACAAGCAGATCATAGCTGCATCGTACAATTCAGACTTGGCGAACGACTTCGGCAGGGAAGTACGAAACATCGTAAGCAGTCCAGAATTCGGGAATCTTTACAAAACATGCCTATCTGCTGACTCAAAGGCTGCAAACAGATGGCACACTGATAAAGGGGGTATGTATGTTGCGGCTGGCGTTGGGACTGCTATTACTGGCCGTGGCGCTGATATACTTCTTATTGACGATCCATTTAAAGACCGTCAAGAGGCTGATAGCGAAATCACACGGCAAAGGGTGTGGGATTGGTACACGTCTACTGCATACACTCGTCTTATGCCTGGAGGGGCCATTATCGTCATTAATACTAGGTGGCATGATGATGATTTATCTGGGCGTTTATTAGCAGAACAAGAAACAGGTGGCGACAAATGGGAGTTATTGAGCTTGCCAGCACTTAATCAGGCAGGCGAACCACTTTGGCCTGAATGGTATCCAAAAGAACGGCTAGAGCAAATACGCGCTGTTTTGCCTGCTAGAGACTGGAATGCTCTTTACCAGCAAAATCCTATCCCAGATGACGGTGATTACTTCAAAGCTAATTGGTTTGGTGAGTATGAAGAATTGCCAGAGAATCTCAGGTATTACGGAGCAAGCGATTATGCCGTAACTGATAATGGTGGAGATTACACAGAGCATGGAATAGCTGGAATAGATGGATCAGGAAACATTTACATTGCAGACTGGTGGAAAGGTCAAACAACTTCCGATGTATGGATTGACAAGAAATGCGACCTGATTATTAAATACGCGCCGCATTGCTGGTTTGGTGAAGCTGGCCCGATACGCCGGGCAATAGAACCTTTTCTGATGCGCAGGATGCAAGAGCGAGAAGCATATTGTAGGATTGAGTGGTTAGCATCTATTAGTGACAAGCCCAGCCGTGCTAGACCTATACAAGCAATGGCAAGCATGGGCAAGGTATTTTTCCCAAAGAATGCAGTATGGAAAAGCGAATTAATGATACAGTTATTGCGTTTCCCGGCTGCCAAGCATGATGACGGTGTAGACGTAATGAGTTTGTTTGGTAGAGGTATGGAGTTTATAAAGCCGCCAAAGATGAAATTGAATGTTGAACCTGTCAAGCAACCATACTACAACCACAATCAAAGCTGGATGAGATGATTGCTTGTAATATTAAAATATGCTAATATTACGAATAGCTAATGAATAGATTAAACAATTATGTCGAAAGACGTAATCCCTCAACTCAATATGCCGAGAGGCATTAGGAGAAAATTATGATTTTGAATTCAAATGTACGCAAGCTTCAAGTTGTACTTACCACGGCAAAGACAACTGCTGATATGTCGGTTATGGTTGACTACACGGATTCGGTAGGAGAAACGAAAATTGACGATATGCAGATTTCAAGCACTAACGGAACAACTGCATCTGATATTTGTTTTGCTCCAGAGATAGGTTCTAAGCGAGACATCAAATCCATCCAGATACACAACAAAGATACCGCATCAAAGATTGTTCAAGTAAGCCTTGTTGATAACGGAACTGCTAACAGGATCGCATCCGCCACTTTGCAAGTAGGAGATACGCTTGGTTACACAGATGGCAATGGCTGGTATGTGATGGATGTAAACGGCAATAAGAAATCAACCTCAACTATCGCTGGCTTGCTTTCAACGTCACCATCTACCGGGATTGGATATGCGACTGGTGCTGGAGCTACTGTAACTCAGATTACAAACCGCTCAACTGGCGTAACGATTAATGCGATATGCGGAACGATTCAGACAGACACTACGTCTCTGGCAGCTGGTGCAAGTGCTGAATTTACAGTAACCAATAGTTCTGTTGCTATCGGTGATGTGATTGTATTGGCACAACGCTCAGGCTCTAGCAACGTTGCAGGGGTGGCTGGTGTTACTCACGTGTCTGTTGTAACGGTAGCTGCTGGCTCGTTTATCGTATCTGTGGACAATAAATCAACAACCACTGCTGAAACTGGCGCAATAATTATCAACTTTGCAGTTGTGAAAGCTACTAACTCGTAATGAAAACAGGTACAGTTGAACTAGGCAACGCCTCTTTGTATTTGAGCTATTCTCAAGTAGTAAAGCCAAATCAAAGAGGATTCGCCAGAGAGATAACAGAGTTTGGCGTACCTGAAGAACATCGAGGAAAAGGCGAAGGAACGAAGCTACTAGAAGCGGTATGCGAACAGGCAGATGACGAAAAGATATTGTTATTGCTGATTGCTGATAACGTAAGACTTGCAACGTTCTATGCTAGACATGGATTTAAGGTAATACAAGAAACACCGATGTTAATGGCAAGGAGTCCATTAGCATAACGAACATTCCTAACGCAGTGATGCGCCGGAGGACAAATGAAAGAAGACAAAAAAGAGTTGAGCATCGTAGAGCTTGCGAAGAAACGTTTCGAGCAAGCCAAAGACGCAAGTTCTACGACAAGGCAGCAGGCAATCAATGACACCAAATTTGCAATGGGTGACAGCGATAATATGTGGCAATGGCCTGAAGATATTTCAAATGGACGGAAAGGCGATAGGAAAATCTGCCTGACTGTCAATCTCACAGCTCAACACTGCAACCAGATTATCAACGAGATAAAGCGAAGCCGCCCTTCGTGCAAGGTAAACCCAACAGACGATTATGGCGACAAAAAGACCGCTGAAATATTAGCCGGTTTAATCCGCAACATCCAAGCTTCTAGCTGTGCCGATGACGCTCACGACATAGCTGCTGAACATGCTGTATATGGCGGTGAAGGATTCTGGAGGTTTATCACAGAGTACGAATCGCCATCAAGTTTTAACCAAGTCATCAAGATCAAATCTTGCCCAAATCCTCAACTAGTATACATTGACCAGTTCGCTAACGAGCCAGACAAGTCGGATGCAGAATGGGGTTTTGTATTTGAAGACATTCCAAAGGAAGAGTTTGAAGACGAATATCCAGACATTGATCCTATAAGTTGGGAGTCGGACAGTAGCGGTTGGGTATCGAAAGAAACACTTCGTCGCGCTGATTATTACTATGTTGAGTATATCGCTGACAAAGCATTGCTGCTTGAGGATGGTTCCTCTATGCTTGAAAGCGAACTTACCGAAGAATTGCAACGCGATGGAATGGTAATCACAAGTCTTATCGACGGTCAGCAATTCAACATCATCAAAGAGCGCGCAACGCAAACAAAGCAATGGTATTGGTGCAAGCTGGTGGGCGGGCATGACAAGCCACTAGAGAAGGTTAAGTGGTTGGGTGACTATCTTCCTATTGTATCGGTAGTTGGGAAAGAGCTGAACGTCAACGGGGAAATAATTAAGAAAGGTATCGTAAGAGACCTGAAAGACCCTGCGCGGATGGCTAACTACTCGTTCAGCGAGACAGTTCAGACATTGGCATTGCAGAACAAAATCCCGTACATGGCCGCTGCTGAGGCAATCAAAGGATATGAGACGCAATGGGGCAATGCGAATAGTTCAAACGATGCTTATTTGCCATACAATGCCTATGAAGACGGTAATCAATTGCCACGTCCAGAACGCCAGCAACCGGCCACGATGCCAGTGGCGCAAGTAAACCTATTGCAACTGTCAATTGAGCAGATGAGAGGTGCGTCCGGGCAACAGAACGCTAACTTCGGCATCAAGTCCGAAGCGGCAAGCGGAGTAGGAATCCAACGGTTAAAGGCTCAGGGAGAGATTGCAACATTCCACTTCATTGATAATCTTGCAAGAGCGTTAAGACTCGAAGGCAGGATTCTGATTAACCTTATCCAGAAATACTACGACACAAAACGAGTTGTGCGGGTATTGGGACTCGACGGAAAAGAGCAAAATGCAGTGCTCGATCCGAACATGCAACAGCCTTACACCGAAGAACGCACGAGCATGGAAGATATTCAAAAGATATTCAATCCAACGCTTGGGGCTTATGACGTTGTAATTGATACAGGCCCATCCTATCAAACCCAACGCCAAGAGGCTTATGCGTCGATGACAGAGATAGCCTCACGGAATCCACAATTCATGAGTATTGCCGGTGATTTGGTGTTCAAAGCCGCCGACTGGCCGCAAGCCGAAGAGATAGCTAAACGCATGGAAAAGACACTTCCACCTGAATTGAGGGATGAGAAACAAGGCGGAGCAGAGCAGAGGCTTGCCCAGATCACTCAAGAACACCAGCAAATGGCTCAACAGATGGATATGCTATCCCAACAGCTCCAAGAGGCTCAGGCGAACCTACAGCAAGCTGAAAGCGGTGTGCAAAAGTCTCAGATGGAGCTTGAAGTCAAGATGCGTACTGCTGAACTCGATGCGGCGATGCAAGAAAAGAAAATGCTCCAAGAAGCAGAGCTAAAACAGCGTCAAATGATGCTTGATATGGACATGCAGCGCGAGAAAATGGCTATGGATATGCAATTAGCGCGTGAAAAGGCTGAAAACGATGCTCAGATGCTGGTTTATAAGACAGAATTAGACGCGGCGAACGCTGAAAAACAGATAAAACTCAAGTCTGGGCTAGATATTGCTGGGAATATGGCTAAATCTCACCAAGAAAACTGTGCGAAAGTGCAAATTAACGAGGATAACAACGATACAAAGCGTGATATTGCAGAGTTGGACGCTTTCGTTAAGCTTGAATCAATCGGGATGCAAAACGAGAAACTGGCGACCGATGTAAACGCAGATTTAAAGGAAGATATTGCCGAAGATAAAGGCACAAAAGAGTAACTTGACAAATATTAGATTAATCTGATATTCTAATGTACAGCTAATAGTGGCTTGCACTATGTCCTAACGCTTTTAAGCGCCGGAGAATGAAATGAACGACCAAGTAACTGAAACACAAGTTGAGCAACCTGCAGTATCGGTTGATGCAAGCGAAGTAGAAAAGGTATCTGCACCAGAACAAAACGCAGAGACTACTAGCCAAGAGACTGAGGGTGGCGAGGAAAAACAAACTCAGGAAGATGAGAAAACGTTTACTCAAAAAGAGCTAGACGAAATCATTCAAAAACGAATCAGAAAAGCAGAGCGTGTAGCAGAGCAAAGAGCGTTAAAAGCGTATTCCGAGAAACTTGAGGCAATGCAAAAACCTCGTGAACCGGAACCTGCAAAATCTCCTTACGGAAAGCCGACAAGCGCGCAATTTGGCGAGAATATTGAGGCTTATGTCGAGGCTGTTGCAGAATGGACAGTTAAGCAAAAAGAACTGGAAAACACAAGGCGAGAAATAGCGTTGCAAGATGCTGAACGTAACCGTCAAGCAGACAAACTCTATTCCGAAGCTGAAAAGATTCCTGGCTTTGATGTGGATGCATTTGAGTCGTCACTAACTCCAGCGATTGCAGGGGTTATCATGACAAGCAAGATTGCACCTAAACTCATGGCATACATTGCTAGTCATCCTGAAGATATTGCGCATATCGCTGATTTACACCCTGCGAGACAAGCTGCTGAAATTAGTAAACTGGAAGATAAACTTTCAGATACGAAAAAAGTAGCAAACACATCAAAGGCTCCAGCACCAATGAAGCCTGTTGGAAGTAAAGGTGGGCAAGTGCATAAACCAGTAGCAGAGATGTCACTTGCTGAACTTAGGAAATTTGAAGAGACGCGAGGATCGAAGTTTATCTGAGCAATTTAAAACTTATACGTCGTGAGACGCTAGGAGAAAAAAATGAGTAATACATTAGCAACGACCACACTGGTCAGTAACAAAGCACTTATGGTATTGCAGAATCTTCTGCCATTTACCAGCAACGTAAGCCGGGCTTATGAACCTGAGCTTCAAATGGGTACTTACGCACACGGCAACACTGTGAACATTAAACGCCCGGCTAAATACCAATATCGTGCTGGCCCCGTATCTGTTCCACAAGCGACCACTGAAAGCACCATTCCTTTGACACTTTCACAAGGAGGTTGCGATTTGCAATTCACCTCTAACGAGCGCACCACTGGCCTTTCGATGCAATCTCTGGAAGAAAAGCTGATTTCAGCAATGATTCCTATTGCAAGTGAAATTGAGCGTCAAGGTCTGGAACTGGCAAGGTTGAGCGTGTTTAATGCACTCAATACTGCCTACACAATCCCTACCACGCAAGATTTGGCTGTAGGTGCTGCAACGTCTCTTGGCCAACGCCTCGATGAAATGTGCGCCCCTGATGGTGATGGCCGTCGTTTCCTTACCATGTCACCATCGCTGAATGCAGGTATGATTCGCGGTCTTGCCGGTCTGCAAAACTCTACTGCTAAAATCGGTAAGCAATATGAAACCGGCTTGATGCAGAATGCACTTGGCCTGAACTATCACAAGTCGCAACTGATCGCCACCCATACTAACGGAGCTGCCACTGCTACCAACATCAACGGTGCTAACCAGACTGGCTCTACAATTACTGTAGTTGCTGTTGCTGCTGGTACGCTGACTAAGGGCACTCGAATCACTCTTCCGGGTGTTTATGCGGTGAACTCTGTAACTGGTCAATCTACCGGCGTACTGGCTGATTTCATCACTACCGCCGACGTTGCTTTGGGTGCCACTTCAATCCCGATTAGCCCATCTATCGTGACTACCGGCCCGTTCAAGAACGTATCCGCATCTCCGACTACGGCACAGCCTTACGTTATCTTTGGTGCTGCTTCGACAAGCTACAAATGTTCCCCTGCTTACCATCGTGATGCGTTTACTTTCGCCTCTGTACCGATGGACACCAGCATGAAGAACAAAGGTGTGGATGTAAAGCAGCAATCGGAAAACGGCATCACAATCCGCGTTATTGACGGCTACGATTTCACTGGTGATAAATCGGTGATGCGTCTTGACGTTCTGACCGGGTGGGCTGCTACTTATCCTGAACTCGCATGTATCTATGCATCCACCTAATACTAAACAAGGAGAAATAACATGAGTATTACATTCTTAAAAGATTACAAAGAGTTTTTGACAGGCACCACTGCAACGCTTCCAGACGTGACGGAAGCCGCGCTGATCGCCCAAGGTCTTGCTACTGCACTCGGCACGACTTCGGAGCCTATGAAGATTCCCGGTCTGGTTCAGTTCGCAAGCCAAGGCGGTAACGTATCCTTGGTTAATGCTGGCGGCGAGACTACCGCAACTTACTATCAAGGCCCGTTGCGTCTGCCTTGTATCAGCTTGGGTTCTGCTGCTTTGACAGGGTATGAAACCAACGGAACGGCTCCAGTAGCAGGGACGATGTACCTGACCGAGATTCACGTACCTTACAAGCAAACTTGGACTGGTATCGGTAAGCTCAACGGCACTGTAGTTGGCACGGACAACCATCTGGTTGCATTGTACGGCTCTAACGGTGCATTGCTGGCTAACTCTGCTGTTGCCGGTGTATTGGCTGCTGATGCATCTCTGATGCAGAACATTGCCTTTACTGCACCGATTACCCTGCTGCCGGGGCGTTACTTCCTCGGTGTTCAGTCTAACGGCACTACTGCTACCTTGCGTCATCTGGTAACTGTCAATGGTGCAAACGCCTCGACTGGCGCACAAGCCGGAACCTTCGGTACTGTACCTGCAACGCTGACTACTGTTCCTATCACGTTTACGAACGCGCAAGGTGTTATAGCTCAGTTGTACGTATAATGTAACACCCTCCGGCTAACGTTGTGAAACGCTGCCGGAGGTTTTCTTCTGGAGGTTGCTATGGCGACAGCCTTGACCATTATCACTGATGCGCTTCTGGAAATTAACGCCGCTGCGACTGGAGAAACAATCCCTGCCGCAGAAGCAAATGACGCATTAAGAGCATTAAACCGTCTAATGGAAAAGTGGAGCAATGCAAGAGCATTCGCTTACTTTGCTGATGAAGTATCACTAGCACTTACCGGACAAGCATCATTCACAGTTGGCCCGACAGGTGATGTTGTTGACCTTCGGCCTATTTCAGTTGAATCAGCCACAGCCGTACTAGATAACGTGACTTATCCTGTATCTGTGTACAATGTTCAACAATGGGATTCAATTCCAGATAAGACTACTACCGGAACTATCCCGCAAGCAATTTACTACGAAGGCTCAATGCCTAACGGGACAGTAAAGGTTTATCCGGTTTGTACTGGAAGCACGATCAAAATCAGGATTCTTAACGTTGTAAACTCGTTTGCGACTTTGGGAACTACTCTTTCAATGCCACCCGGCTACGAAGAAGCACTGATTAAAAATTTAGCAATCAACATAGCTCCTCAATACGAGATAAAGGATATTTCACCTATCACAATACGAGAGGCTAAATCAGCACTTGCTTATATAGAACGCACTAACACGGTGATTCCGAAGCTCTCGCTTGATTCGAGACTGCCGGGAATAGGCAGTAACATGAGTTCTGCTTTAAACAGGATGTAACAATGCCATACACACTCGCGCAAAACAAACTTTTTCGTGCCGCTGCGCATGATCCGAAGATTGCGAAATCTGCCGGTATCCCAATGCACGTTGCGAAAAAACTTGCAGCTGAAGGTGTGAAAAAGAAAAACAAACTAGCTGAAATGGCCCGACATGCCTAGCCTATCCGACATCCTCAATGCCGAACAAGCGCAACGTAGAGCGCAGATGACGCATGAGCCATTTACGCCTTACCAGCCTGCTGTAGAGGCTCGCCAAGGCATCGGACAATGGGCGCAAGGTGTTGGTGAGCGGTCTAGTTTAGGAGGGATGCTAGGGGCTATGGCAAGCGAAGCGCAAAGGTATCAGCAAATGCCTGCTGGAGAATTGGCTGGGCAATTTGGGCCGTCTGGCGGAATGGCAGGCATGATTAAAACACCATTTGGCAGGATACCGGAAACCACAATCGAAGTAGATAAATTTGCAGATTGGTTAAAAAATAAAGGCGAAAATCTAGGCTACAACGTAGGTACTGGTAGTAGTAATGTAAGCAATTCACGATATGTAACATTTAAAACCCCAGAATCAGATTATCAAGTTAGGTTATCTGGGCATGGAGATAGGTATGGATTCCCAGAAGGCGAAAGGTTTTCTGTTGACCCGAACAGCTTGAATACGTTTGAAATGGCTAAAGATTGGCTAAAAGAAAAAGGCATAAATTTAGATAAGAGAGTTGCGAAGCAAAATACAATTCCTACTAATTACTTGAAAGGCGCAAAAGTTTCTGAAATAAACGCTTTGCGTAAAGCCCGTGGTGGCGCGGTAGTAACACCTAAAGAAGTTGCTGAACTTGGTTTAATTGATGATATTGGAATGACGCAACAATACTAACATGCCAACCCTAGCCGACATCATTAACTCAGAACGCGCCCAAAGACAGGCGCAGATGACGCATACAGGTCAACAGGAATACCAATGAAACTCAACATAATCTCAGGTGATGATGTACAGCGCAGCTCTAACCTAGCTGCTAATCGCTGCGTCAATCTTTACCCTGTTACCAATAACGACGGATCAATTGTCGGGTTTTACCTCACTCCGGGACTTACACTTTACACAGCCATTCAGGGAGGTGATATAGCTTCCGGGATATACAAAGCTTCCAACGGTAGATGTTTCTTCGTGGCAGGAACTACCCTCTATGAACTAACAACTGGTGCAGTAATAACCAGCCGTGGAACGGTGACTTACGGGACTGTGACAAGGTATATAGACAACGGCATAGACTTACAACTAGTGCAAGGTGTTGATAGCTGGCTGTTCACATTCGCCACAAACACATTACGTAAATTGAAAGTAAAACAAGCCGTGTTTACGGTGACTATCGCATCGCCAGCGGTATTTACCAGTGTTGCACATACTTTAGTCGCAGGAGACAGAATCAATCTATCTTCAACAGGATTACTCCCTACAGGACTTGACACATCTACAACCTATTGGGTTATCTCAACCGGACTTACTGCCGATGCTTTCCAAGTGTCACTTACCGAAGGTGGATCGGCCATAAACACTACAGGCACTCAATCTGGAGTACACACCTTTACCACGATAGGATACGGCTTCCCTGAAGGCTGCAAGACTATCCAGTACATGAACGGTCGAGGTATAGCAAGTGACCCGAATACACGAGACTTTTACTGTTCAGAAGTTCGAGACCTTCATACTTGGGATGTGCTTAACGTACAGAATGCAGATTCAAATCCTGACAATATTGTCGGCGAGTATGTTTCAAACAACGAACTGATAATCTTTTGTACAGAGTCAGGCGAGATTTTTAACGATACTGGAACTATCCCAAGTCCGTTCCAACGAAACCAATCCGCTACATTTGAAATGGGCTGTGTAGCTCCTTACTCAATTGCAGGAATAGACAATTCTGTTTACTGGTTGGGTAGAAACGAATACGGGCAAGGTGTGGTTTACAGACTGAACGGGTACACTCCTGTTAAAGTTTCAGACTACGCAAGAGATTACGCTATCCAGCAAATGACAACTATCTCTGATGCGATAGCTTTCACTTACCAGCAAGACGGGCATCACTTTTATATTCTCACGTTCCCTACTGGTGGAAGGACTTTCTGCCTAGACATTAACACTGGACTTTGGCATGAAAGATCAGGCTGGGATTCTGGCGGTGGAGTATTTACGAGATGGGAAGCGCAAGAGTATGCATTCTTCGATGGTAAACATTTAGTCTGCGATTATGTCGAGGGAAACATATATTACATAGACCACACGTCATATCTTGACGGAACCGAAACACGAAAATGGTTGAGGTCTTTCACGGCCCCAGCTACCGATATGAAACGAGTAAGACATCGCAGTTTAGAGTTTCATTTCGAGACCGGAGTCGGAGTAGTTGGTGGTAGTGAACCGACAATAATGGTAAAATGGTCAGATGATGGTGGACACACTTGGAGTAGCGAAGTATGGCGTACTTTGGGCATTGGCTCGGTCGGAGAATACGCAAAACGAGTAAAGATTCACAGGTTAGGAATTACAAAAGGTGTGCCGAGAATTTACGAAGTATCAGGCACAGCAGCAGTTAAAATCGTCCTGTTGGGCGCTTATTTAGAGTAGGAGGCATTATGGCATTCTCACAAACACAACAAAATAGAGCAACTAGTGGATTTGCACAGCAAAATCAAGGTTTAGAATTTGAAGAGCTTGACAGGTTGTTTGGCGCGCATGCCGAGAATGAATTTACATCAGGACGACAAGCGCAGAAGTTTAAAAGTCAAATTGCTTCACAATATGGCGGAGAAGAAGCAGCAAGAGCAAGATATGAAGAACTTGCAGCAAAGCCAGAAATGCAAAGAAAATATAGTGATCGTGGGATACTCGAAAAGATTCCGGGTGGGCAATATATTCCTGGCGGAGAGTTTTTGGAGTACATGGCCCCAAAAAGGGAAGAGAATATAGAGGCTGCAAAGATTGCCGCAACTATGGCTGGTGGTCTTTATGGAATGGGCGCTTTTGGTGGTGGAACAGGAGCAGCGGCAGGAGGTGGTTTAACTGCCGGAGAAACCGCTGGTGCAGCAGCCATGACACCAGAGGCTTACACAGCCGCTACAGGGGCAGGATTAGGTACAACTGGAACCGCTGCAAGTGCAGGGCTTGGAACCGAAGCCGCACTAGGTGGTGCAGCTTTAGGTGGTGTTGGAGGTGGAACCGCTGCTGGAACTACAGCCGGTACTACTGCTGGTACAACAGCAGCAGGAGGTGGTACTTTAGCAAGTATGCTTCAATCCCCCGGTGGTGCTGCTGCCGTATCAGGTCTCACAAGCCTTTATGCTGGCGAAAGACAAGCTGGCGCAGCAGAAGCCGCAGCACAAGAACAAGCCAGACAGTTTGATGTAAGCCGTGCTGACATGGCCCCTTGGCTAGAAGAAGGCAAGAAAGGGCTGGCAGGGCAAAGCGCATTGCTTGGGCTTGGTGGTGAAAATAGACTAGCAGAACTCATGAAACAACCAGGTTATCAATTCGGCTTAACCGAAGGACGTAGAGCAAGGGAAGCGGCTTACGGTGGCAGAGGCATGGGGTCAGGGAAAGCCATGACCTCAATGGAAAAGTTTGGTCAAGATTACGCTACCGGACAATACGGTGAAGCAGTTAATAGATTGGCTGCTTTATCAGGAACCGGACAAACGCAAAGCGGACGATTGGCTGAACTAGGCCAAGGATATGCAGCAGGCCAAGGAACCGCAGGAATGACAGCCGCTAACGCTAGAACCTCTGGATTGACTGGTGCAGCAGGAGCATTGTCTGGATACCTTTATGGCGGGAATAAACCTTTGTACGGTTCCACATGGAACAAACCACAAGGAGCATAATTATGCCAATTGCTAACTACGGTGTACTAGACACAAACGCACCAAACAGACTTGCTTCGCTGTTCAACCCTGAAGATATTCGCGCCCGGCAAGAAAATGCGATGTTGCGTGAACAGAAACTTGTTGGCGAACAACAGCAACAACAACTTGCGGCTGAACAGTTGCGACAAATCCCGATTCAAAGGGAGGCCGGCATTCGATCACAACGAGAATCAGTATCAAGGCAATTGGATAGCGAAGTTGCGAATATGTTGGGTGCTAATATCCCAAGGCAAGTAATTGCTAAGAGAATCGCTGCGAAGGCAAAACAATCAGGCTTTCAGGATGAAGAGATTCAATCTGCACTCGACCCTTTAAACAAGATACAAGATACAGTTGAGGCGCAAAAGTATTATCTGAACGCCGCTAATCCACAAGAGGCACAAAAGCGGCAAATGGAGGCTTTGTATCAAAAACCACGCCAAGAAGATGCTTTGGCTGAGAAAAGATATAAATTGCAAGAAAAGGAACTTGCATGGAAGATGGGGCAAAAGCCTGCTACACCTCTAGAGCCACCCCCCAAGGCTGCGCCCGGTTCGCGTGTTTATCAAGAAGGCGGGGAATGGAAATCAGAGATTATAAAAGGTTCTCCACAATGGCAAATGTACAAGTCAAAAGAGGCTCCAGATAGGGCGCTAGTTCAGAATATCGTTCCTCAATTTGAAAAGAATGTATCGGATATTGACAAGCTTGTTAGTAGCAAAGGATTCGATAAGATATTCGGATTAATTGCCGGGCAAACACCAAACATCACGAAAGAATCAAGAGAAGCAGCTAATTTGAGAGCGCAAGTAATAGGAGCTATGGAGACTTCTGGTATGCAGTTGCAACGTTCTGCTGGCGGCGCTGTAGGGTCAATGACTGTACAAGAATGGCCTAAAATGCAATCTTACATGAACGTAATACAAAACTCTAACGATCCGCAAGCTGTAAAAGAAGCTTTGAGAGGCGCGCAAGCTGTTTACGATAGGATGGCTGAAGTAGCAAAAGAGGGATACATGAACGAATGGGGAAGCGGTCAGTTTGGCGATCCAAATGTTGTTGCGCGATTGAGTAAAGCAAAACAAAAAACACAAGAACCTGCGACTAGTTACGAAGCCGACAAAGAAGCACGTTACCAAGCATGGAAAGCCCAACAAGGGAGGTAATTATGGCCGCAATGGACGAACAAGAAGAGTTTGAATTTAGGCTTCGTGCAGAACGTGAAGCCGCACAGCCTAAAGCTATTGCAACTCAACCTGCTTTTAACGAGCAGGCAGAACTTCGTAAACTTATCGAAGCTGAACCTTCATGGAAACAGGCTTTACTAGGCGCTGGTGGCGGACTTGTCAAAACAGCTTTAGGTGCCAAGCAACTAGTATCTGACCTTACACCAGAACAACAAGGCGCTGTACAAGCAGCAACAATGGCGCAGGAAGTCTCTCCTTGGGCTGGCGCTGCTGGTGATATAGCAACTATGGTTGCACCCGGTCTAGGGGCTGCTGGATTGTCCGCTAAAGCTCCAATGCTGGCTAGGGCATTGCCTAGTACCACTAAAGCAGCGGAAGCCGTAGGTGGCGCTTTAATGGCTCCTAAGACATTGGGTCAAGCCGCCGCTGGTGGCGCTGGATATTTAGGACTTCAACCTACTCAGGGAGCCGAGGCGGATTTAGGTGAAAGGGCTGTTGAGGCCACCAAAGGAGCCGCTTTAGGTACTGTTGGATATGGCGCTGCAAAAGGAATCGGAAGAGTTTTAAGCCCTCAGACATCGCCTGAAGTATTAGCTTTGCAGAAAGAAGGAATTACTCCTACTACAGGGCAGATACTTGGCGGTGGATTCAAGAAAGCTGAAGAAGCCGCAAGGAGCATTCCTGTTATGGGTGATGTAATAACCAAAGCTCAAAAAAGAGGAATTGAAGATTTTAACCGCGCAGCAATTAACAGAGCTTTGACACCTATAGGACAGAAAATAACAAAAGATGAGCCAGTAGGATATAAAGCTGTTGATAAAGCCTATCAGCAAATATCAAGTGCTTATGATGAACTTTTGCCAAAGTTGAACATTAAGGCAGATCAACCTTTCGTTAGCGAGATTCAAAACTTGCGACAAATGGCTACCAATCTTAACCCTCAACAAGCACAACAGTTTGAGGCGATTATAAAGAACGAAGTGGAAAGCAAATTTACCTCTTCCGGGATTATGTCTGGCGAAACCATGAAACAGATTGAAAGCAAGCTAGGACAGCTTTCAAGGAACTACATGCGCGACCCGGACTATGACAAGCAATTACTTGGTAATGCTTTGCAGGAAACACAAGCAACTTTAAGGAAAATGGTTGAAAGAAATAACCCTCAATATGCCGGTCAATTATCAAAGGTAAACGAGGCTTACGCTAATCTTCTTCGCGTAGAGAATGCAGCCGCACAATCTGGAGCTAAAGAAGGTATTTTTACCCCAGCACAACTAGAAAGAGCAAGCCGCGCTCTTGATCCATCTTTACGCAAAAGAGCAAGCGCGCATGGTGGAGCTTTGATGCAGGATTTGGCGACTCAAGGGCAATCTGTTCTAGCGCAACAACTTCCAGAATCAGGTACAGCTCCAAGGCTTATGTATGGACTTGGTGGGCTAGGCGCTGGCGGTGCTTATATGGCTGGTGGTGCGCCTGCTTTAATGGCTTCAGGTGCGGGTATAGGGTTAGGGTCTGCTTTATACACTCAGCCTGCACAAAGAACACTTGCTGCTTTACTAACACAGCGTCCAGAACTTGCAAGAACAGCAGGTAACAGACTTGCAGACTTAGCAGGATATGGTGCTTTAGGTGGTATTGGTGCTGGCCAACTGGTTGGGAATCAATGAGTAGCGCAGCAATAGCCGTACTGATAAAACCACTCGTGTTATTGGTATTTGCTGAATTTGTTAAGACGATAAAGAAGATAAGAGAATACTAATATGCCCATACTCTCCACAATCCGCCACCGCTTCTACAACAACGACGGCACTTTAGCTTCCGGTGGAAAGGTGTACATCTACGAACCTGGTTCATCAACTCCCAAGACAAGCTATACAGATTACGCCGGGACAGCGGAAAACACTTCACCTATTATTTTGAACGCAAAAGGCGAGTGTGATTTATGGGTATCTGGCCCATTCAAAATAAACCTATTGCAGTCAGATGACACGCAAGTTACCGGGTATCCTGTAGATCAAGCTGGATATGGGCAATCAATGTATGACATAACAAACTACTTCAAAGGTAAGCCGACAAGCTCACAAGAGATATTTAGAATGGCAGTAGTACGGAGACTTACATTTGATGTGAATTTTGCTCTATCGCAAGCCAAAGCACGAGTTGCGGCTACAGGTTCTACCACGTTCAACATAGCGAAAAACGGGACTAACTTCGCAACAATGGTATTTGCTCCGGGTGCCACAATAGCAACATTTGTATGTGCTGTTCCACCTGCTTTAGTAGCTGGTGATTGGCTGACTGTTACCGGCCCAGCTAGTGCAGATGCAACCCTTGAAGATATTGCATTTACATACTGTGCGCAAATATGACAAGCATAATGATAGGCCACAAGTTCAAATCTCACCGTATCGGTACGGTGTATGGGAACTATACTTTGAACTCTATCGCAACTGACATAAACGCCTCTGGCTCAGGAATTGGCGGGTCTGGTAATTCAACTATTTATCTACCTGTATCGCCTTCATCTGGGCAGTTATTATCTATAAAAAATACAGGTACAGGAACGGTTACGGTAAGCGGTAATGGTAATCTTATTGGCGCTCAAGCGTCTACTACGCTTGCAACAGGTATCACAGGGAAGTTTTATTGGGATGGATATACTTGGGGATGCTGGTTTAGTGATTTTGAAGTAGGTTCACCGACTTGCGCAGCTTCGATCAAAAACGCCACTCATGATTTTGGAACGACAACACAAGGGCCAGCTGAAACACCATATACAGTTCCACCCGACACTATAGTTTATTCTGATTGGTGGGTTACGCCTTGCGGTGAAACGGTAAGACGTAAAACAACTACTGATTACACTGGAAGGTCTGTTACAGGACAATGGAAAACAACATTAACATCAGCAGCCAGATTATCAAGTTCTTTTTTTACTGCTACAGATATGCAAGATGTAAGTTCAGTTCTACCACAAACAGAATATGGTGCTACATTATTCGCTACTTTAGCTGCATTGAATGCATCAATTTTCCCTGCGTCGTTTACATCATCAACCGGGTATGGCGTATGGACTAAAGTAACATATACAGGTTTGTGGAATGTAGCAACATACACAGGATGGGGAGGCGATGCTTTTTATTTCAGAAGTGCATATAACCCAATATATACATCTTCGCAGCTAACATTATATTATTTGGATACTAATATTATTTGGGAATACGAAACCCTATGAGCAACCTATCCCCTCCCCCACTACGCGACAAACACCCTGTACGAAAAGATCAGGGTGACGTTACGCAGATAGTAGGCTACGCAACATTCTCTGCGCCATTTCAAAGATGGTTATCGAGAGTGCAGGAATTACTTTCACCTGTTGCAACCGGAGGGCTATTTCCTTGGTCGAGCGTATCTAAAACTGGTAGTAATTTAACTGATATAGAAACAAGAAACCACGCTGATTTACAGAACATAAACACGGCAAGTTACACTCATCTGACATCAGTTAATCACGCCGACTTAACGGATGGAAATGACACAACATTGCACTATCACGCCACGGACAGAGACTTGGCTAACGCCACCGGGCAACTTGATTTAAGCCACTTGGCAGCAATGAAAGCTTACGCAGCGAGGCACTAATGATAAGACTAATCTCAACAGCTAACCTTGAACTTGTCACCGCGCAGAACGGTGCATACGTGGTTGTAAGCTATTCAAGCGATACGGGGACTGGTTACCCCGGAAGTCTGGAAACTTACTCCATCACAAGCGCGACCACAACAGTTATCGGAACTGCTCCCGCTGGCGCAACGGTAAAGGACATAGACTTCCTCACGGTAAAAAACACCTACGCTGGCGCGCACACGATTACTTTGCAAGTGGATGTTAGCTCGACTAACTATCCTATGCTTACGATTATTCTGCAAGAAAACGAGACTCTTGAATACACTCACGGAAGCGGATGGAAAACCCTCAATGCAGATGGAAGCGTTAAGACTACTGTGCAACTTTCCTATTCGACTGTCATATCAGCTTTAGGGTTTACTCCTGAAGATGTTGCTAATAAAAGTATAGATGGCACTTTTGCCGCGAATAGCGACACTCTTTACCCAAGTCAAAAAGCAACGAAAACTTATGTTGATAATGTGGCTGGCGGATCAAGTATAGACTTTTTCCTTTCAGACACGGTATCTGATATAGGAACGTATTACACGATGCTGAATAACCCATCTGGTGACGCAGAATCTACAGTTTCTGCTTCTATAACAGCTAACCCAACTTCTATAAAAAAGTTCGCAACAATTTCGACAGAGCCAAATATAACCACTCTGGTGGCTGGAGTATATACATTTCACATTCACGCTGCGCAAACCGCAGGTACTAAGACTAGCAAAGTTTATGCTTTGTTTTACACAAGAACATCTGGTGGTACTGAGACATTAAGAGCTACCAGCGAATTATCTAGTGTTCTTTCTGGGGCTAATACTTCGTATGATCTACACTTTCTCATCACTACCGATATACCAATAAACGCTACAGACAGGATAGTTATAGAGGTTTTAGGTACTCCGATAGGTGCTGGAACCGACCCGACTGTAGTTCTTTATATGGAAGGTACTAACGCAACAAGAATAGAGTTTAGAACTACATCAGCAGCAAGTGATTCTAGATACCTTGTTAAAAATGGTTTAGTAGGAGGACAGATTGCAATCGGTGGAACTGGTGCTGGTGACGATCTTTTATTTCAATCAACATCTGATGCAACAAAGGGATATGTAGGAATCGGGAGCCTTACAACGGGATTTATTTATGATGAGGTAAATAACTATTTCGGATTTGGGGTAGTTCCTACTTATTTCATGCATTTCTTAATGCCTGCAACAAGCAACTATTACATTGACGGCAGAACAAATCCAAGAACTTCAACTTTAGGGGTTGTGAGAATAGATCACACCGCAGGGATTACAGGAACGCGACCTATTAACATTGACGTGATCTGTGCTGGATTTGGCGATACTCATGCTGTCAATGTGGACTTCCACGCGACCGGAATAGTCGCAGGTCAAGACAATCATATTTACGACGTACACGTTGACACCTCGAACTCTACTGGCGGAGAGGTAGCTGGGTTGTCAGTTGGAAAGAGTGGAACTGGAACGGTAACTGTTAAAGCCTTGGAGGCTTATCACGGTGTTATGCCCATTGAACAGCGCGCAGGTTCTATTTCGACTATAGAGCAAGCTTGGGCTTATACAGGCGTTTATACAGACGTTACGACGGCTTTTGGCTCGGCTGCAACTGACGTTCAGATATTCGTTTCAAATAGCGATTATGTCTATGTCGGAATGGCTACAACCTTCGATGATATTGAGGTAATTCTTGCTATTGTAGCAAGCGGGGCTGGAGTTAAACCTGTATTCCAATACTCAATAGGTGGAGGTTCGTGGACTACATTTACACCTGTTGACGGTACGAATGGATTCAGAGCTAACGGTAATATTTCATGGGCTTTACCTTTAACCGGATGGACAACCGATGCTGTAAATGGAGTTACAAAATATTGGGTAAGAATTCAAAGAACACAAAACACTCTTGCTACTCCACCAACCGAAGATACGATTAAAGTATTTACTTCTACGTTCTATGAATGGGATGAGTTGGGTAATCTAGCGATAAACAAAATCACCCAAAGTTTAGGGAATTCGTTAGCTGCCAACACAGTCGGGCAAACAATTACTTTAGGCAACACCCAGACTAATGCAGTTGTTGGCAGTCTTGTTGCTTTAGGCTCAAGTGCAATCGCTCACTCAGGATATAAGGTAACTGGTAGTAATGCCGCTGCTGGAGCTAATGCATTTGAAGCCAATATGCAGACGGGCTATACCGGCGATTTGTTCCACGGCCTAGTAAATAGCGGAGATGTATTCAGAGTAACATATACAGGAGCCATCACTGGCGCATCTCTTAATGTTGGCACGGGGACGCTGACGGCGGGGGCGGGTACGTGTAGTGGGAATCTGACTGTTGGTGGCTCTGATACTAATCATTACATGTTTTTATATGGTATTGGCAGCGGCACCGATGGAGGTAGCGCATTATTAGTTGGACTGGTAGGCACAACAATAATCGGTATTGGTAACAAATCTGCCGTTCTTGGTGGCGCGTATGATGCCACGCCGCTAATATACGCAAACGCGACCATTACAACAAATCAAAGCCTCGCAGTAAACGGCGCAATCTCGGCTACTAGCAATATCTTAATCACTGGCGCAGGGCTTATTGGATACACAACCGGCTCTGGAGGAACTGTAACGCAGATTACAAGCCGCACAACCGGAGTAACGATCAATAAGAGCAATGGTGAGATTACCTTAGTTAGCGCCGCTGGTACTGCAAGCTGGCAATCTTTCACTGTGACTAATTCGTTGGTTGCGGCCAATAGTTTCCCAGATGTTTGCCAAGTATCCGGCACGGACAAATATATGATACACAGAACTAATGTACAAGCAGGCAGTTTTGAGATAACATTTGCAACTACAGGCGGGACTACAACTGAGCAACCAGTATTCAGATTTGAAATACATTCAGGAGCCACAGCATGATAGATACTGAAACAGGAATTAACGTAGAAACTTACACCCAAGACAAGGCAAGTAATCTTGTAACATTGGTAAAAGGTGAGAATGGAAACTACATCCACCGTACTCTTACGGTAACAACTTCAATTGTAAACGGCTTACCTGTGGCCGCTTACGGTAATCCTGTTGATAGAAATATTAACAGATTGAGCATTACTGAATTTAAGGAAAGATTGAATTCTTTAATGACACAGGCAGATGCAATACTTTCAGATATGGACGCTTTAAACTAAGGAGAAATCATGCCAAGCCGTCAACCTAAAAAAGAACCGCCTTCACGCACACCGAAGCGCAAATGAAATACATTTATCTAGTAATTTCTCTTTATTGTGCAGAATGGTTATTTTATCCAGATGCAGAATGGGAGTTTTTGCTTTTGAATAAATACCTGATAATCGCAACTCTAGTAACTGCGATATTCGTAGAGTTCAAGACCAGTCTAGTTAATAGGTCGGTCTTGGCTCTACTCACTTTGAGCGTATGGGCAGATTTTATTACTTTCACGCTAAAACACTACGGTGCTATTAATACTGACCTTTCAATTCCATTGGCACTAACATTCTTCTGTTGGCTACTCTACACCATCAAGCGAAGCTATCCAGAGTCAATCAATTCTGTAAATGCAAATCGAGTGGCTATCCTAGTCATGAAACCAAAGTCTGAAATAGACGTTTTTAAGAGTCTTTTGGGCGCTCCTGTTCCTTCGATATGTATAGTTTCGGATGGATATGTTTGGTCGTTTAGAAGGCATTCTGGCACGTTTGAGAAGTCAATTTACAATGACAACTGGCTATCAGACCATATCGTTGTGGACACAGGAATAAAGGTAACTCTCGAAATGGTCAAAGAGCTTGAAAAAGTAGTCGGTAAAAAATCTTTTCCATACTGCAAATGTGTCTGGTCGGTTAGGAAAGTTTTGAACATGCTCGGTGGAAAATACAGGGTAGTATCGTGGTTGGATTACATACCGGGATTTTATGCGTTAAGGATTTTGAGGGGTTAATTATGGAAAGACTGGTCGAAGCCTTTAAACACATAGGTGATGATCCTTGGATTATCGCAATGGTAGCATTCTTCGGGGCTTCGTTTGCCGGTCTTGCCACTCAACTACGAAACGGGAAAGTTTTAACAACAAGGTCTATCGCGGCGGCGATGTTGAATAGTGGGTTTATCGGAATGATAATCTTTCTGATGGGCTTCCAGATGTTTACAGACAACATTCACTATCTGATAGGGCTGTGTTTACTTGCTGGAATCGGCGGTTCTACGATGTTGGACTTTTTCATCACATTCCTTAAAAAGAACCGTGGCGTAATAATCACGATAAAAAGAGGTGAGTAAGTGAAAGAACCTATTGTTCGTCAGCATAGCCCATGCGGAGCTTCTAGCAATATTCCTGACACAATAGTTATTCACTGCATGGCCGAGTACGTTAAAGACATCGAAGGAAATTATACATTTGCCCCACGTTACCTAGAAAACGCTGGATTATCAGCTCATTCGTTAATTGCTCCAGATGGTACTAATTACAGATGCCGCGAAGATAACGAAGGAGCTTACCATGCTTTAGGACACAACACGAACACTTTAGGGATGGAAATACTAGTAGCTGGGAAACATGATTACGCATCGTTCGCAAAGACTATCAAAACCGATTACGTCACTAATCCACAATGGGAAGCCGCTGTAAAACAATGCAGAGAGTGGATAGAAAAGTTTGGAATTACAAAGATTGTAAGACATAGTGATATTTCGCCAGACAGGAAGATTGACCCCGGCGCTGGATTCAAGTGGAAAAAGTTTTTAGATGTAGTTAAAAGGAGCGAAGTAAAATGAACGACATATTAACCATTAACACACTGGTATTCATTCTTATAGGAATACTTTCAATGTTTACTCATGCTATTAAGAAATGGCTTGCAGGCGAAATCAAGGGAGGTTTGATTGATTGGTACGTCACCCATCCTAAAGCTACCGTAAGCGCGTTCCTAGCGTGTATTGGAGGCATTATGGCGGCGGTAGTTAGCTGTACGCTTACCGATTACACTGTGGGAGTTCAAGTTCTGGCCGCATGGGGAATTGGATACGGAAGCGATACACTGAACAATCAAGGTAAATTGTGAATCCTACACTCAAATACTCGTTTATGACACTTATAGCGGCTGGAATATTTTACTCTGGCATGATGGTAGAGCGGGGGAAAGAAGATAGCTCCAAGCTCGCTGTAGAGCGTGTGGTAGATGCTGTAAACGAGATAAAAGCCCAACAAATCGCAGCTATAAAGGTAGAAAACAAAACCATATTCAATAAAACAGTCGAGAAAATCAAAACCGAAACGGTTTATACACAATGCATACAAGATGAAACCATGCTTCAACTTACCAACTATACGTTGACTGGTAAAAAATAATGGAAATCATTCTCGCTTTATTGCTTGGCGCTGCTGGTGGATGGTACGCTCACACGCCAGACAAATTCGACTGCAAAGACAATGCGCTTATAATCACAAGCTGCCCTGAACTAACACCTCAAACTGACCCTACATTCGGAGCTACTATTCTGAAATTGCAGGAAGTAGGTGGAATATACAGAGAATGCAGAGCTTCATGTCTTAATGTAAAGCATTAAGTTACATCTGCTGATTTTTAGGTTGTATTATAAAGTTACAGCATTGCAGAATCAACAACTTGCAAATCATCTTCCGATATAGGCGACATTGAAAACGAAAAGTCTTGTCGCCTATATCATGTTGTGCGTCACCAGTTGGTCACGCCGTCCTACCCAATGACATTCAAGACATGTCGATTCTGAGTTCGCGTCTTGCGTCTTTACGCTGTGGCAGTAATGGTAACCAGT